GTTCTTACCAACCTAAAAGATATATACTCCGCTCACCTACCAGCACAACAATGAAGAACCTCCTTCCACTTACTCCCGACCCCGAAAATGGATTACCGATTCACGGCAGAGACCCTGAGATTCCCAACCCTCTCACCGATCTCACCAACTCCGCGATCGATAACGCTCTCCGAAAGCACCTCTCTCCCGAGGAAGCTGACAAAGTCATTCATGGCTACCGTCGCTCACCCTGGAATGAAGAAGCTCTCGCTCACGACATCTCCACTCTCGATTCAGAAGAACACCAAGTCGACAAAGACCAGCACTACTGGAACGCTATCAAACACGTTCACAAGCTGATCCAACCTGAAGTCCCTCTCCAGGCAGTCCACTTCGCCGATCTCCGTCACTACAAATGGCGACTCTCCACCAACATTGGCGCTCCGTTCAACTCGTCACCAAAATGGAAAGACTATGTCAAGGCAAAGTTCGAATACTTCCGCTCCGGACGTCCCTTCGAAAACCTCGCTCACCGCGATTTATTTGTCGAAGCTCACCACAGCTCGCAGCCACTCACTATCACTGATGCTCGCATGACTAAACACAACCTCTACTCAGAGGCTTTCTTCATCACCCGCAAGAATATCCACTACATCAAAGAAGGTAAAACCCAAGATGATTATGGCAATGACTTAAAATACTGGAACACAGCATTCGCACGTCAACACCTCGTTGAAGTCAATGACCCAGACAAAGTCCGCCTCGTCTACGGTGCCCCTTTCACCCTGCTCACAGCAGAACTGATGTTCATTTGGACTCTTCAAGTACACCTGCTCCTGATGCAAGGCTCAAAAGCCTTCATGCTTTGGGGATTCGAAACGATCCTTGGAGGATGGTACCGCCTGCGAAACTTTTTCGCCCGCTACGCACCACGTCATACAACCGTCGTCACCCTCGACTGGTCGATGTTCGACAAGCTCGCACGACACACCGTCATTCGCGACATTCACACCCATGTCCTACGTCCTATCTATGACTTCAAAGCCGGCTACCACCCAACCCACCAGTATCGCTCTCACCCCTCCGGTCCTCCCAGACCAGGTGACCTCCCGATCGAAGAGAAACTCGAAAATCTCTGGAACTGGATGACCAACACCATCCTCGACATTCCGCTCCTCCTCCCCGATGGAACGAAATATCAATTTCAACATTCCGGAATCTTTTCAGGTTACTTCCAAACTCAAATTCTTGACTCTCTCTATAACATGGTTATGATATTTACTATCCTTTCCCGCATGGGATTTGACCTCGACAAAGTCGTTATCAAAGTCCAAGGCGATGACTCGATTTTCATGCTACTATGTTGTTTTCTCCTTATTGCTAATTCCTTCCTTAGTCTGTTTCAGTTCTACGCTCAACACTACTTCGGTTCTAAAGTTAGTGAGAAGAAATCAGAGATCAGAGACTCACTCGAAGACTCAGAAGTCTTGAGATACCGCAACAAAGGCGGCATCCCTTACCGAGATGAGATCCAACTCCTTGCTCAGCTAAGACACCCAGAACGTCGTACCGACCCCGACGCTGTCATGGCTCGATGCATTGGCATTTCTTATGCCGCTTGTGGCCAACTACCACGAACGTACAAGATATGCGAAGATATCTACCTATTTCTTCAGAAAGCCTACGATGCTAAAGCTAGTTCATCCGAACTTGACTTTATGTTCCGTCACCTTGACGAACAAGCTCGTCCCAAGGCTACTACTTACCCGTCGTTCTTTCAAACGATAGAACATCTAATGGACGGTCCTCGCAACCTAGAAGACTACCATTGGCCAGATAAGATCTTTATTGGTCTTCCTGGACGTCGCTAGACCCGCGACCATGTTTAATTTTGCTTTACCGCGATTTTAATTTTTCATGAAACATAAAAAAAAAAAAAAAAAAAAACGCGAGATCGGAAGAGCAAACGTCAGAACCCCAGCAACTTTGGCCCCCCCTTCCCCTCCCCGCCCCCCTTCCATTCAAAAAATTTTTTTTTGTTTTCCCTGGCCTCCCCAAACCCCGCACCCTTTTTTAATTTTCTTTTCCCCCATTTTTATTTTTCCAGAAACAAAAAAAAAAAAAAAAAAACAC